GCACTTCTAAAAAATCGCTTTGCTTTTTCGCTTTCGTTTTCCGCAGCCTCAAGGCACAAATGAAAATTTGCTCGTAGCTCATTGATGTTTGGGATTGAACTTGTTTCAATTTCAGACACGTTAAAAGACACGCGCACCTTACTGTGATCACGCGCATCGATTGCATTTTGGATGATTTCACGAGCCAGGTGGAGCAAGGGATTGCTCCGAAAGTGCTCAATTCCAGGCTCGTTAAAGCCGTCCCACTGGTCGGAATCATCAATAGGGTGGTGCCAACCGATTTCCATCATTCGCGCTCCGAATCAAATTTTTCTAATATCCCTTTCCCCAGTCGCTCTGCGATTTGTGCAGATACAGAATTACCTACCTGCACGTATCTTCTTGCCCGTGGGACGTCTGCGGGAAATTCAAAACTGTCTGGAAAGCCCTGAAGACGCAAGCATTCGTACTCTGTCAACTTTCGTAGTCCTCGAGAATCGTGCACAAAGGGCACATTATGCCCCCCAAGCCCCATATTAGCTGTCAGCGTAGGACATTCATTCGGGTTTTTGACTCTCACAAAGTACTTACGCAATTGATATATGCATTTTTTATCTTCTGCAAAACTCGAAATAAGATGATGGTACCTGTTATCATTTCTAAGGTAATACGCTTCGTCGACTTCTCCATCAAAATCGATATACCGACTTAGCTGTTTTGGCTCTGAATTATGTACTTCAGGAAAAGGAAATCTACCGCTATCAAATCTGTCAATTGATACCGCAACCATAAATAGCCTATTACGTCTTTGTGGCGATGGCGTCAAAGTGTATGTATCTAGCTCAGCACAATTTGCTTCTCTAAACCAGTAGCCAGCTTTTTTTATTTCTTTTATAATTTCAATAAACCAACTCCCCCCATCTCCATGCTTAATATATGGAGAGTTTTCCAATACTATTAATGATGGCTTCTTGTCTTTAAACTCATTCACAATTCTAATTATTTCATAGAACAGCTTACCACGAGGATCCTCAAATCCTTTCCTGCCACCCGCCTGGGAGAAACTTTGACAGGGGAAACCGGCGTGCAAAACATCCACTGGCTCCAACTCACTTGTTGGCACCGTGACCGCACGCACGTCCCCCACGATTACGCGAGGTGTTTTTACATTGTGGCGATAGGTTCTCGCAGCGTATTCGTCTAACTCGACTGCCCAACGCGTTTCAATCCCCACCCGCTCAAAGCCTACACAAAATCCACCAATGCCAGAGAACAACGCTCCAGCCTTCAAAGGCATCTCCATGCTTTCACCAAAATAGGGAACGATTGTTCACAGCTTAAACGTTACTTCTTGATCAGAGCCTGTATTTTCAAACTTCCTGCGCACATTTCTAACTTCTAGTTCGAGGGCATTTACTATTTTTTTGGCGTCCTCTTCAGTGTAGGCATAATTTGACCTGTTAGCCAAATTTCCCAATAGCCGCATATCCTTCATTGCCCTGGTCACCCTTTTTTCGGCAAGCTCGACGAATTTTTCGCGCTTTTTATCCATAAATTTCCTCCTCTTGTTGATTCTCTTGGCCATTATATTTGAAGTTGTCAACAATATATTTTTAATATTGCCACATATTACGCATGTAGTCTACATATTAATAATCTTGGTAATATTCTACCTACAATCTTCGACTTTTCCTTTGCATATAAGCAGTGCGCCCGTAACCACGGTGTAGCCCTTCCTTACAACGCTCCCCCCCATATATTTTCTTGGCACTCCCCGAACCCCGCATTCTTCGCGTATAACGCCGAAAATTCCGCATATGATTGACAGCTTCTACTTAATTAACTAGTTTATTAAAATGAACCGCCTACTTGGTTTTTACCTTCGCGGCCTGCGCTGCCGCGATAAAGAGACACTGCAGGTAGTTGCCCAAAAGCTCGGACTTTCAAACCCAGTCTTCCTCAGTTCCATCGAGAGCGGTCGGCAGGCCATCCCCATTCCTCGTATCCATGATTTCCGGAAGGCATATGGCGCTGACAGCTTGTTCTTTCCGCGAGCCGTGCTGCTGCTCTGGTATGGGGAGGTCTGGAACCTGTTCAAGAATATCATCTACCATGACAAGACATGGACATACTCCGAGGACGAAGACAGCTGGTACCGGAAGTTGGCTGATGCTGAGATCCGCTACTTTCTGGTCAATGAATGCAAAGAAATGCTCGACCACTACCGCCCCAAGGACAGGACGGCCCTCCTTACTGTCTTGCGGGAATATCACGACACGCCGTGCGTTGAACCGCCTCTGCCATTAGACGAACAACCCAGTTATCTTGAGCAGTACAAAGCAGTGCAAGATAATTTTGATTTTCAGAAAGCGACGCTAGAGGCGAAAGAGAAGGACTTCCTAAAGCATGTCAAAGAATATATAAGACGCCATGGAAAGAATGGACTGCGCGTCCCGAAATGGCTACGAGATTGATACAGAAAATTTTTCGTTGCCGTGCTGTGATTATGATGATTGCATCAATTTGACTTTGCAGTTTTCAAGGTGTATAAGATATGTGAATCGTATGATTCATTTCGCACAAGTACCTCGCCGAAGCACATCACTTTTACAGCATCTGTGCGCGAATAACCGCAACTTCCAGCATCCGCCAAATGTCCTTTCGAGGCTTACAGTTGTTGGATTATCCAGCATCGTCGCGCCGTGCGCGACTACCACAAGGAAGATGGAAGGAAACAAAGGAAACTGAAGGAAACAAAAAGGAAAAAAGAACCCAAAAGAAACACACCCTCTTCGCTTTCGCATTCTGCGGGAGCCAGAAGCTGCAATGCAGCCCGCCAAAATCTGTCCCAACACACTCTCTGCCACCGGCCTAGCCGGGATCTGAACAGCGGCTCGCCAATCCGCTGCATGTCCATGAATCAAAGATGCCAAACAGCAGCTCGGGCTCGCGCAAGCGAGTGACCGGGTGTGCCTGTCGGGGATTCCGCCTGCCAAGCGGATGAAAGACGGGCACGGGTAGCGCCGTATGCGTGGAGACACGCTTGTGCGGTGCGACCGGGGCTGGCCGGAGTAATCTCCCCTTGCCAGGGGGCAAGTAATCCCGGCCTTCTACCGGATATTCCAATGAAGATGGGCGACCGTAGCGGTCGTCGACGAAGCAGGTGAAAAACCTGTCCAGGGGGCGTCGGGAAACTGCGCAACCTGGCCCGGACGGGGAGCCATTCGGTCAGTGATGATCGTCTGCCGCAATGCGAATGCGGCGCCTGGGCGAAAGCCAGAGGCGGTGAATAGCTCAACCGTTCAAGCGCCTACAGTCCGAAAGGATTATGGCGCGACCGGGTACATGTCTGGAAGCGGATAGCCCGTGAGGGTGGCCCGAGAGGGATGACGTTGGCAGGGAGCGGTAAGCGGGTTTTTCTGTCTTCTACCCGCTGAAATCCTGACAGGGAAAGTATGGCTGCCGGGAGGCGGTACATACCCTGACCAACTGACCGACCGGATCCAGATTTTTACGTCGACGATGCAGACGGGGAACCTGTGCGGCTGCCGCCTTTTGGGCGGGGGCTGGTCGTAGCGGACCGGCAGCAAGCCGTACAGGGGGAGCGTGGGACAAGGAGAAGCATTTCCGTTTCGCTGGGCAGCGGAACGGGAAGCGGCGCAGGTTGGCAACCTGCATCAACAGCCGCCTTCGAAAGTCCCGACCTTTGCTGTTTGTGCATCTTTTCGTTTCCAAGGCCAGGCAAGCGACCACGAGTCAACGGAGGGAGTGGCACCCCTCCGGCTTGCCGGGCCGATGGAAGCGAGGCCGGGTGGCCGCGCTTTACATCATGACCGGGAGGTCAACATGAAGCGCATCGCGGACCAGGACATCATCTATCTTCTACAGTACCTGACTACCAATCTTGTCGCCCGGGGCTACGTCAGACACGGTCTGACCGTCCTGCCCCAGAAGAAGCACGACACATGGGAATCAATCGTCCAGCGAGTCGCGGGCAAGTACCGCACCCGCATGGGCGAGAGCATCTTCGACCTGTCGCGCGACCAGAAGGCGCGGCGCAAGCAGCAGGGATTGCTCAATGCCGCGCTCGTCTGGTGGAATGACCGTTTGTTCATCCTGGCCACGGCTGGCAGTGACGATGTCGGGCTTTTGGAAGGAGAGCCGTTCGCGGTCTGGCCGCACACGCGGCTGCGCGTCGACGCCGGACCTGGGCATGTCTTCGAGGTCATACAGAAGGACGGTCGGGCCACGGTTGCGTTGTCCAAGGAATGTTCCCGAGACAAACAGGCGTACTTCGAGGAACTGGCGGTGCATGCGCCGCTCGCGAGGTTGCAGGCAGCATGGGAAGCGGAAGAACGACTGCTGCCCTCGTATGCCGGACTGTTCGCTCAGAAGCGGAAAATCGTCCGTGCTCTGGTCCATGCGGCCAGGCAGGCAGGGCGGAAGGACGTCGGCCGGGGTAGGTTTGTTATAGGCTCCAAGCGGCGGATTGCTGCGCCAATCGCATAAAGTGAAACAGCAGGGCGGCCCCGATTCCGGATCGCCCTGCTGTTGTCTGGGGGCTCCCAGCTCGGCCGATTTACAACTGCCGAGCGCATTGCAAGCCACTCAGATAGAACAATGCATCAATTCAACTCAGAAGTGGCTGCCGATTCTATGCGATTGGCGCTGCTGTTTGGACAGAAAGCCGAGGAGCTCGAGTTGAGGCCGTTGGCTCAGGTTCTACGACTAGCACCAGTCGACGAGTATTGACGCATAGATGTCGGATAGTTCATATTTCAACTGGGCTAGTTAGAGGAAGGATACTCCTGCCCTACTGCCCACCCGTCGGGCGACATAGGCAACAGCGGGATTACACTTATTTTGACCTCCATTTTGTTCAGTGACGGTGGGCGTCCTTTTATCCCCCCTTGTTTAAAACCAAAATTTGGACAAACCAATGCCTAGCAAAAAAATTATCAAAGAATTTCTGCTTCTTCTGTCTGGAAATTGGGACGATCCAGAGGTCCATATTGGCTTCAAAGCGTTGCGCGAGCAGGTATCAGGACAGGGAGAATGGGCGTCAATCCTTGATGCTCGGCTGCTGACCCTCGAGGGAAAGACGGCGCAAGCCGTCAGCATTCTCGAAGATGTTTTGGGCACAAAGTCAGCAGATCATGCTGCGTCACTGATGCTTGCGTGCATCCTGAACAGAGATGCCTACAACTTCGGGAAAGCTCTCGATGTGCTTAACCTTACTCTGATCAAGGGATTCAAGGGACAGGTCTTTCCAGATTGGTTCGAGGTCATGGCCTTGAACGAGAAGGTATATGCACTCGCCAGACAAAAACGATGGGAGGAGGCTTTCGAAACAGCAGATGGACTTCTGGATCGGTTCGAAGCGTCCCGGAAGTCTTTCTTTGCTGGGCAGGTTGCCAGAGCACTGGTGTACAAGGGTGTAACCATCGGAAAGCTAGGCAAGCCGGAGGAAGAACTCCGGGTCTACGATGACATCGAGCGACGTTTCGGAGAAGACACGGAGCCCGGCATTCAAGAGCAGGTCGCCAAGGCGCTGGTGAACAAGGGCATAACCTTCGGAAGGCTGGGCAAGCTGAAGGCAGGACTCCGAATCCACAATGACATCGTCCGCCGTTTCGGAGCTGCCACGATGCCCGGCATTCGAGGGCAGGTTGCCAGGGCGCTAGTGAACAAGGGATGGATACTCGCCCAGCAGGGCAAGCCGGAGAAGGCACTTCGGGTCTACGATGACATCGAGCGACGTTTCGGAGAAGACACGGAGCTTGGCATTCGAGAGCCAGCCGCCAGGGCGTTGGCGAACAAGGGTTTAGCCCTCGGGAAGCTGGGCAAGCGGGAGGAAGAGCTCCGAGTCTACGATGACATTGAACGCCGTTTCGGAGAAGACACGGAGCCCGACATTCGAGGGCAGGTTGCCAGGGCGCTGGTGAACAAGGGATGGACACTCGCGGAGCAGAGCAAGCCGGAGGAGGCAATCCGGGCCTACGATGACATCGGGCGACGTTTCGGGGAAGACACGGAGCCCGGCATTCGAGGGCAGGTTGCCAGAGCGTTGGTAAACAAGGGCGTAATCCTCGGGAAGCTAGGCAAACCGGAGGAAGAGCTCCGGACCTACGATGAAGTCGAGCGACGTTTCGGAGAAGACACGGAACCTAACATTAAAGTGCAGGTCGCCAGGGCGTTGTTGTACAAGGGCTTAGCCTTCGGACAGCAGGGAAAAGTGGAGGAGAAACTCCAATCCTACGACGAAATCGAGCGACGTTTCGGAGAAGACACGGAGCCCAGCATTCAAGAGCAGGTCGCCAGGGCGCTGGTAAACAAGGCCGTAACTCTCGGGAAGCTAGGCAAACCGGAGGAACAACTCCGGACATACGATGACATAGAGCGCCGTTTCGGAGCAGCCACGGAGCGCGGCATTCGAGAAACAGTCGCCAGGGCGCTGGTGTACAAGGGATGGTTACTCGCGAAGCAGGGCAAGCCGAAGGAAGCAATCCGGGTTTACGATCGTGTTGAGAAGAAATTCACAGGATCTCAGAGTCTATCACTACGAAAATGGTACTTTGAGGCGAAGCTAAGAAAGAGCCTGAATTTGCTGCAAATGGGCACCGTAGAGAAAGCAAGCCTGCTTTTCAGTTCAATTCAAAACCAGCTTCGGCTCGAAGAGAATATAAAGAAAGATCTGGCATCCCTTTATACTTCTGTTTCACGCCATTTTGCATCTGAAATATCGCGCACAGATGCGGTTCAGAGCCAAGAACGGATGAATCATGATCTGGAAATTACCATTGACACTCCAGATGCTTACCTCGAAATGATTCTGTCTCACGTCCTAGAGGAGATTGATCACGAGACACAAAAAACATACTTCGACACAATTGAGTTATCACGATCAAAGACCGATCGCTTTATCACAGATGAGTCTTGTTTTTCTGACGAATTTTCATTTTTGCTTGTATTGCGAGAATGGAATTCATACACACCAACAATTCCATCAGCGGAGGAATCAGATAGAGGCGGAGGATACTACATCAGGCATGCAGGGCAAGGCATTGTCATTGACCCTGGATATGACTTTATATCGAATTTTCATCGAGCTGGCGGGAGGCTAAACGGCATCGACCACATCGTCGTCACACACGCCCATGATGACCACACTGCAGAGCTAGAATCTATTTTGATGCTTTTGCACAGGCGCAGGAACAATACAAAATTACGACAGAAGTGTATCAACCTATACCTAAGCCTCGGCGTACAGAGAAAATTTTCTGGCCTGTTGGACTTGCGTGATCCATTGTATGGCGAGGTGGTGACCCTGTCCCCCTCCACTAATCAGCGCATCAAAATCAATGAAAAAACTACGCTCACCGTTCTAACCGCTTTCCATGACGATGTGATTACGCGTGACTCCGCTGTTGGCCTGGGATTCGAGTTCGACACGGCAAAAGGGAAACGAAAGGTCATTTTTACGGGTGATTCGGGATTCTACCCTCGAAAGCGGAGTCCAGACGGAAAGGACATGTACTACGACCAAAATGAAACAGATGAAAAAGCCCCCATGCTCGATGTGACCCCAGACAATGCCCTGTTCGAGCGGTATCCCGAGGAATTCCGAAATTGCCCCCACCTAGTTGTCGCACATATTGGATCGATCAAAGAGCAGGAGTTCGGCAAGGGAAACATCCCATCGCCGGGCGAAGTCGGCCGCCGATTTTATCCCAATCATCTTGGCTTGCTAGGGACATTGATGCTTTTGGATGCGTTACATCCGGACGCTGCTATAGTTAGCGAATTTGGCGCCGAACTCAAGGGATTCCACATCGACCTAGTACAGAAACTGGGAAAGGCCCTAAACCGCGTTAAAAAGGACGATGCCAAAGAAACTCTCATGATCGCAGGAGATCTGACCACAGTTTACGACATAACCAACCATCTTTTCTTGAGCCATACTCAATTAAAGGATGGATCATTTAAGTTTATGGAGATAGACAATCTGACATGCCGTAAAGCCGCTGACTTTCTATATAGCCCAAAGTGGAACTACGAAATTGATGTTTCGGAAAAAACAGGATCAGAAAGGGCTTATCTGTTCATTAAAGACGATCCAATGCAAAATGATGACCTAAACGCAAAACACTTTGCGGAGTCTTTTTTTGGGCGGAAACTTCCTTATCAGAAGAACCCAGTGCGCAATGGTGATGAACTCTAGCCAATTCAGTTGTATCCTTGACTCTGATCTGAGCACACGCATTTAGGATAGCCCACATTTCGACAGGGCTCTTTGAAAGACGCACAGGTAACTCGGAAGTACGTCAGCCCGGAGGCGCTCTTTGGGATCTGCGCCACTGATGACCAGCTGACTGGTGAACCGGATATAAACGAAGCCGCTCCCCTCCTCCCTGCCTCGAGCCCTCGCCGAAGGCATCCCCGCCCGTCGCCCACACCATCGGACGACAGGGGTGGGCGTGGGCGTCAAGGCGCGGCGCAGCCGCCCCGAAGGGTTCAGCCTTGATGCCCACGCCCGTCCCCTGTCAGCCTGCAGTAGGCGACGGCCAAGGCGCGCGGTCTAGATGGTAGAGGCGGGCTTTGCCCGCGCCTCCTCCAGAGAGGGGGGATTCATTGCCATCCCCCTCTGCCGCCCGAGGCGGCATTCACCCCCAGGCTAGTGCTCGGCTCTTCGCTGCGCTTCGTTTGCCGAGCACGTGGGGAATCTTTCAGCCCTTTCGTTTCTTGCCAGCGCCTGTTCCGAACTTGGACCCTTTGAGGTGCGAGAGGTCCAAGCCGTAATCTATCTTTTCAACAACATCCCGGAGTAGCACATCCTGGGGATAGGCTTTGGCATAGACGCGGTCGGCAGTGCTCGTTTTGGCGTGGCCCGTCACTTCGGAATAGTCTTCCTTGGGGATGCGCTGCTGCTTGAACAGATTGATGACTGTATGCCGGAAGGCATGCAGGTCCAGCTTGTCCGAGGTCAGGCCGACGCTCTTTCGGAAGCGACCGAACCACTTGCTGGCATCGTGGCTGTAGCGCTCCCGAACCTTCTTCAACTCAGGGAACAGGCGCTCGTTCCCGGCGGCAGCCACGGACGCGTGGTAGTCGAGGAAGCCGAGGTCCCGCAGCACTGGGTGGATGGGAACGAGCCGGATGGAGCTGCCATTCTTGACGTGCTTGTCCCTGTTCCCGACGGCATCGGGATTCTCGTTGATGTCCAGCACCCACACCCCGTCCGCTTCCCGCACGTCGGCGACATAGAGCTGGCAGAGCTCCTCCAACCGCGCCCCGGTGAAGGCGCAGAGCAGAGGAATCCAGAACATGTATGCGTGCTTGAATCCGTCTTCCGTGTAGCCCTTGGCGCCGAATAGAAGCGCCAATCCTTCCGGCGTGTAGACATCCCTGGCGGAATCCGGCCGCGCGTGCTTCTGCTTGACCTTCATCCCCTCGGCGTAGTTCTCGGCCGTGTAGCCGTGCGCCTTGCACCACGCGAAAAAGCTCGAGACGTTGGTCATGATGTTGTTAAAGGTCGTCTTCGAGATGCATGCGGTCGGCTTCATCGCCAGGATATCAGCCACGCTCTTGTCGCGGAATGCTTTGGCCTTCTTCCGGTTAGGAGGCAGCCTGAGCAGCGTGCTCTTGAAGTTGCGTATGGCTTCATAGTCGATGCTGCCAACGGGCACTTCGCCCAGGATGTCGATCAGATTGGACAAGGTGGACTGGATGTCGAAGCGGGAGCGCTCGGTCCAGGCCCCGGCCGCCACCTGCAGGTCGCCATACTCGGCGATGACCGACGAGAGCAGGGGGGTGGATTTGGGGGCGGGCGCGGCAGGCACGACGAGTGTCACAGGCGGTGAACTCAGGGACCCGTCGGGCAGCGGCGGGTATATGGTCTTCTCGTAGTTGAAGTCGCCTTGGCTGCGATGCATGCAGATCGTGTAGTAGTCGATGAAGTGCTTGGCGATCTCGTGCGCGAGCATCCTTCGCTTAACCGGGTCCTCTGGGAAGTCGACCCCCACGTCCTCCTCGCAGAAGATCCGGGCCACGTCCTCAAGCCGGGTATAGTCCCGCCTGGCTAATATCCCCTTGAAATAGGCGATGCGCTTTTCGGTGTCCCCAGGCAGGTAGTCCAGCTCCTTGGGGTAGTCCTTCACGTACTCCGAGAAGCGCTGCATCTCGTTCTCTTCGAGCGCCTCCCGGAAGATCGTGTCGACGAACTCCCTGACGTCTTTCAAATCCTCTTCCACGAAGCGTCCCTCCCTGGCCATGCGTCCGAGCATGCGAAAGATGCCGTGCGCGGCGAGGGCGAGTCGTTTTGCCCGTAGTCGCGCCTCGGCAGCATAGCCTGTGCCAAGGCTGCGCCGCAACTCGCTGCAGCCGAGTAGCTGGCGGTGCTCGCGTGGCACGGCGTAGCGGAAGTAGTAGGTTCTGCCTTTGAGGAGAAGATGACTTGTTCCGACAGCGTTTCGCATGGTTCATCCATGTGGGTTCGAAGAAGGTTTGACCCAGTCTTTGACCCAGTGTTTGACCCTGCGAGCGATTTTCGTGCTGTCCGGGAACCCTTGGCGGCTATTGGACGCCTGAAAAAGATAAAGGGCTCCAGCTTGTTAGCTGGAGCCCTAAGTGGTGCCGAAGGGGAGACTCGAACTCCCACGGCCTTGCGACCACTAGACCCTGAATATATTTGGGGCAGTTTGACATGGCGTGACCTTTCGTGACGAAGCCTTGCCGGGCTTGACTTTCGCGGTGCATCATGTTTGACCTTGCATGACCTTTCGTCCCGTCAGGACGGGGACAGGAGGGGGACAAATCGAGGGGGAAGGGGGACGGCGCATGGCCACTTGGAAGCAGACCAGGCACCCCGGCGTCAGATACCGGGAGCACGCCACGCGGACGCATGGGCCGCGTAAGCAGCCGGACCGTTACTACGCGATACGCTATTCCGTGGGCGACGGGAAGCGCGCGGAGGAGGGCATAGGCTGGGCATCCGAGGGCGTGACCCTGGAGAAGGCGGCCGGGGAGCTGGCCAGGATCAAGGAAGCCCGCCGCACCGGGCGCGGCCCGCAAAGTCTGCGGGAGGCGCGGGAGGATGCGGCCAGGCAGTCCGAGGCCCGCGCCCTGGAAGCGGAGCGCGCCGCCGCCCGCGCCATGACCGTTGCCGAGGCGTGCGGCCGATACATCGCATGGGCGAAGGGCGCGAAGTCCTCCTGGCGAACGGACGAACTCTACCTGACGAACCAGGTCTGCCGCTTCATGGGCGGCAAGACGTTCGCGGCCGTGAACGGCCCGGCGGTGGAGAGCTTCCGGGACTGGCTGGCCAGCAGCGGCGGCACGGGCGGCGGGCCGCTTGCGGCCGCCACGGTGCGCAACGTCCTTGTGACGCTCCGCCGCCTGTACAATTGGGCGGCCAGCCGCCCCACGTCCGAGCACGATGCGGCCCCGCTCTTCTCCGGGGTGAACCCGGTCAAGGGCCTCCGCTTGCCGAAGCCGAATAACGCATCCTTCGTCTATTTCACGCGCGAAGAGGCGGCGCGGGTCCTTGAAGCCGCCAAGACCTGGCCGCCAGATCGGCCGCGCGCGGACCTGGCTTTCCACGACGCATGCGCCTTGGCGCTGCATACGGGCTTGCGCAAGTCCGAGCTGCTTTCCCTGGACTTCGCGGCGGTGGACCTCCGCAAAAAGGTTGCCTACGTGCTGCCCGAGCATAGCAAGAGCGGAAAGGAGGAGGTCGTCAAGCTCAATCGCGTTGCCCGCGAGGTCTTGAAGCGCCGCCGCAAGGCCACCGGCCCCGGCCTGGTCTTCAAGCCCCAGCGTGACGGCGCGCGCATGCGCGGCCTGTCCCACCGCTTCGCGGACCTCATGGAGCACATGGGATTCAACGCGGGCGTGACGGACAGGCGCATGCGCTACAAGTTCCACACATGGCGGCACACGTTCGGCACCTGGCTTGCCCTGGCTGGCGTGGATATCTACCGGATCAAGGAAATGATGCGGCACGAAGACATCACGCAAACCATGCGTTACGCCAAGCTCCGGCCGGATGACCTCCAGGCGGCGGCGGAAGGGTTGTGCGACTAGCACGCGGAGCCCCCACGACCTAATTTCAAAAATTCCATGTACACTTCTATGAACGCTTGCGCCTGCTGGGCAACGATTGCATTGCCATAGCCCCGCAAACGTCCCACTCTGGCGGGAGCCCCATTAGCCAGCGGGAATGCGCCGGGTTCAACTGCCCGCCACTTTCCATCCCGGCAAAAGAGCCAGTCAGCATCTCGCCAGTGGCCGTTAGTCGCACGGGAGAAGATAGATGTTCCGCCACGTCGGCAAGCCCTATCTGCGGGTCCGTTGGCTTCCTTCCTCGCATTATCGGCGGGCGCGGCTTCGATTCCACAAATTGAGCATTCGGCGTCGGCCATCCCGCCAATCTGCAAACCTCGTTCAATGGAGGAACCTTCGACCCCCTGTCGTGCGGCCCATGCAGGGGAGCACCCTTCGTGTCCCTCGCCTGGGGTGTCGGCCAACCGGAGCAGACGGCTACGGCCTGCATGCCGAGCGACATCCCGAAACCGTTCCCATTGTATCCCTTGGCCCGCACTTCCTCCCGCCGCTCCAGCATCCTGCCCACGTCTTTGATCTCGAATTCCTGCGCTGCCGGAGTCGGCCACCCAATACAATCGTTGCCGGACATGCGGCGCACCGACGCCCGCAGCGCACAAATCGGCGGCCCCGACTGCATATCCCAACTTTTCCAGGTCAATGCGTAAAGAGCTGAACCAATCCCTTCCAGCTTTCGACGCAACCTGTTCTCCAAGAACTGTTGTAGGGCGACACTCCGCGATAAGACTGGAGAAGACGGGCCATAGATGCCGTTCGTCTGATTTTCCAAGCCCTTTTCCAGCGACTGAAAACGGTTGGCAGGGGCATGAACCTGTCCAACATGGCCAATCATCCGGCCAACCTGCGAGACGCAAGGCGAATGACCAGACGCCGATTCCTGCGAAAAAGTGACATTGGGTAAACTCAGCCAAGTCTGACGGCACGACATCCTTAATGCTCCTATTGTCCACCACGCCAGGGGCAATATTCCCCTGGCGCTGTAGCTCGTTAAGCCACGCGGCAGCGTGCGGATCATTTTCGTTGTAGTATGCCCAGCTCATGCCCCCACCCCGGCGGCGCGGCGCTTGCGGGGCGTGGCGCGGGAGCGGGTGCAGAGACGCACGCCGCGCGTTGTCACCAGCCACGTTACCAGGTTGCGGGTAGGGTACATAACGTCCCGCCCCACGTAGAAGAGCCCGGCCGGGCCGGTGCCGCGCGAATCCTCTTGCGCCAGCCGCTCCCGCGTGGTGATGCCCCCCAGGTGGTGTTCCACGGCCTTGCGGGCAATCATGGGGGGCAGCTCCGCGCACCAGAGGTCAACCAGGGATTGTTCCTCGGGCGTCAGGGGCCGGACAATGGCGGCGGCGCTAGAGGTCATGGGGCACCGTCCCGGCCAGGCCGCAGAACCCACGGCGATGCGTCAAGAAAGACTCCATGGGCTCCAGCCAGTGCGCACCGTCGCCCCTTGGCCACGGGCGGAACTCCCAGCCCTCGCAACGCGCGGGCCTTTCCCCCGCCTCTTCCTCGGACACGGCGCACTGTCTATCGGCCATCTGCACCTTTGGCCCGTCTCCCTTCCACCAGCGCCAGGCCATGCAGCGGTTTGCCTCGCACATCTTGTTCCGATCCCGGCAGCATTGCTTGTTATTCGCCTGGGCAACCGTCGTCAGCATGGCAACGCCTCCTGTACTTGCTCCGGCGCGGCCGTGGCCTGCCGGATCGCGCGGCGCAAGGGAGCGCCGCAAAGGTCTACGTGTTGCTTGTTGGTGCGCGGCAGGTGGATCACGACGCGCCGCACCCCGAGGGCGTGGGCGGTGCGCTCCAGGCGCGCGCGGTCCTGGTCCAGAAGGTGGCCCCATTCCTTTGCGTTCTGGAAGCAGGCCGGGGCCTTGCCGTTCCCCCAAAGGGAGCGGTAGACGTGCAGCGCTTGGCCGCCTTCTGCGGCGTGGTCATACGCCTGTTGTATCTCGCGTTCGGGGAAGAGCTTCACGGTTCACCCTTCCTTTTTGATGATCGTTTGAATGATGCTATGCGCCCACCGGCCACGGCCGGAGAGCGTGGGCACGCCAGCGCCGTTCAGGATCGCGGCGATTTGCCGGGGGTGCTTCCCCTCCGCGTGGAACATGGTCAGGATGCGTTCTGCCAGCTTCTCCCGGTGCATCCGGGCCGCGTCGGACGGGGACAGGAGCAGGAAGGCGAGGGCTTTTTTCAGGAGGTCCAGTTGCCCGAGGTTGTACAGCCCGGCGCACTGATCCAGGAGCCCGGCGGCCTCCCCGTCCAGGGGAACGCAGAGGATGCGGCCGCCTTCGGCCTTGCGCCGCTCACGAAGGCGGCGGACACGTTCGGCGGAGGAGGTCATGCCTTCCCCTCCGGCGTCCACTGGATCAACACGCCCGAGAACGGCAAGCCTTCGTGCGTCTCGCGGAACCACTCCCGCATTTCAACAAAGTCCTTGAACCCGTCCGCCCTGGCCAGGGCGGCGGCCTCCGCGTCCGAGAGGGGCAGGCCGTCCACAAAGATGCCCGCTTCGTCAATGGAGAGAGGACGCACCGCCGTGCAAATCCCCATGCCCAGCTTGCGGCAAGAGGTCGTGCGCTGCCCGGTGTAGAGCGCCAGCCGCTCCCCAGGCCGGGCATGCCGCCGCTTGCCTTGGGCGCGGATCGTCTGGCGCTTCTCCCCGCGCTCCACCGCAGGAGCGAACCGCTTCTGGAAGTTGTAAGCGGGCATGGGCCTAGCCTTCCCCTTTCTTCCCGATGCGGCCGGTGACGGTGGGCCGCCCCAGCTCCTCGGGCATCTTCGCGGTGCGCATGTCGGCGGTCAGGGACACGACCGGGCAAACAAGGAACGGCTTGTGGCATCCGCCGTGCCCCGGATCGGGCACGATGCATTGCACGATCTGGACGCCGGACCCGGAGGTCAGGGCGGAAACCACGAACTCCACCGGGATCAAGGTGCCGCAGTGCGGACAGGCCGCCTTCGCGGTCATGTCCGCATCGCGTATCAGATTGATTTTGCTTGCCATGTTCCGTTACCTGCTTACATGCGCCCGAATTTGGCGTCTGCCGCGTCGGGGACTGCCACCGGGGCAACGGGCCGCGCGGAGGTCTTGAAGCGGGAGACGGGCGATTCGGCCCGCATTTCGCTTTGCGTCAAAATCAACGCGGACATGGCTTCATTTTTGCGCCTCTCGAATGCGCCGAAATCGACGTAACCGGCAGGCAGGTTCCCAGGCGCGAATGCGCCCTTGAACTCCTCCTGGAGCTTCCGCACCCGGCGGCGCTCCATCCACACGGTCAGGGCGTCCAGGGCGGCCATGGCCAGGAGCAGAAAGAGCAGATAAAGGATGAAATCCAGGACCCATTCCGGGGCGTAGGCGTCGAGCATGGGCGGCCTCCTAGTCAATCGGGCATCCGCGCTCCACCCGTTCTTCCACGGGCGGACGCGGGGCGCGCGGTTCGTCCTGGCCGTCAGGCATGGCGGCCGGGGATTCGTGATTGACCGGCTCCGGCGCGCGGGCGGCATAGTCCACAGGCTCCCGCCTTCCTTCCCGCTTCCAGGCGGAAATGGCGTTGTCCAGCATGCCTTGCGCACAGACCAGGCCAGCGCGCACGACCGAATCCCCGCCGCGATAGTCCGCGATGAGGAACCCGAGGTCCTGGCGGAGGGACTTCAAACGCTCGAAATCGGGATCATGCACCATGGCCTAAACCTCCATGGTCAGAAGAAAGTTTTTCCAGCACTCCGCCGCCCGCGCCCGCGTCGTCTCGCGGCTGCACGGCGCGGCGTCACCGTCGCAACAGGCGGTGGCGCTCCCGCGCACGACCAGCGCCGGGCAAGCGCCGTGACGCCCGGCCACGGCCACGGCCAGACCTTCCACCAGGGCGGCGGGATCGGCCGTATCCTCGGGCGCGGCCGGGGTGTCTATGCCGAGCAGGGCGGCATATTCGGCGGCGGCGCGGGCGGTGGCTTCGGTCACGGGCTGCATGGCGGTTTCCCCTATGCGCCCGCCGGGCGGCCACAGCACGGGCAACACACGGCGCGCACCGCCTCGGGCGGGTAGGCCGGAACCCCGCGCGGGATCGGTTGCGTTCCCCGGCAGTGTTCGCAGCGGTGAGCCTTGTTCAGCGGTGCCCACTCCCCGCACTTCCGGCAGACGCCGGGGGAGCAGTCCGGGCACGGCAGGATATTTCCCGCAGTCTTGTTTTGCAGACAGGTGCGCGGGGTCATGTCCGAGGCCAGGGCCTCACAATGGAAGGTTTCGCGGGCGGCCATGGCTAGTCCCCCACAAGGCGGCCGGTTTGGCCGTCACCAGCGGATTGACGTTCGCGGCCCTCTTTCCACTTCAGGCGGAAGAGCCTTTCAATCTCGGCAACAGCAAGAGCAGTTCCGCGAACCATGTTTTCAAAATGGGAACGGGGCTTGAACTCCCAGCCAGCAGGGACAAGGGCCGATGATCCCGCAAGGTAGCAGGCGGAAAAGTGCGCCAGTTCATGCGCCGTATGCCTATCGTCGTGCTTGGGCGTCCACCCCCCTTCCTCGGTCTGCCGCATACGCTCTTGAAGGACCACGGCGAAAACCTTTGCCGTTGTGTCCCCCTTCTCGGCCAAGGACAGGAGCATTTCCAAAGCATCATTTAAGGTTTGCGGCCGTTCCATTTCCCCACCCCCTACGGTATGCGGCGCAGGTAGCGCGCCAGGCGTTCGTCGCGCCGGGCCTGGCGCACCACGCGCCAGACCACGGCCAAGGCCACGATGACCGGCAGGCAGGCAAGGGACATGGCCTGCCACCAGGAGGGATTGCGGATAAGGTCAAGCATCCTGCGGCCCCTTTCCGGCCCGCACGGCGGCCACGGCGGCGGCGGGGTCAAGTCCGGGGTTGTCCGCGCGGAAGCGTTCCCGCACGGATTCCACGAACGCGCCCACCTTGCCTTGCAGGTCAATGGCCGCGTCCTCGAACAAGGCCAGCTCCTCGGGAGACACCTTGCCGCCAGCCGGGCCGGTCACGTCCACCGCGTGCTCCAGGCTCCGGCAAAGAGCGCCGAAGCGGGAGGCGGCGGACACGGCCGCACGGTGCGCCTCGGGATAGGTGCCGGAGACGCCGGGCAAGGGCACGAAGGCACCGCCCATGGCCGCGCACAACAGTTCAAGCGGGCGCGTGCTTCCTGCCGCGCGCATGAGCGGGACCAGCAGTTCAAGCCCCAGCTTATGGCCGCGCGTCGGATCGTCGGCCAGCTCCCCCATTAGGGTTGCGTAGCTCTTGCCCACGGCTTCCGCGATGGCCGCCGCGCTCTTGCCGTTCGGCGCGTCCTTGACCATGCGGCGAACAACTTCCGTGATGGCTCCGTGAAGGTCAGTCGGTCTTGCCATTGTCCGTTCCCCTGTTCTCCGTTCCGCCGGTCCGATGCGAATTTTTCCCGTCCGTTCGCATGTCAACCGGCAAAAAAATATGCCAGCCTCTAGCCTTCGGAATCCGATCCGCGCGCCTTCGGGGGGCGTCCCCGGCGGCGCGGCAGCGCGGGAATCGGCAACAGTTCCTCGGGCATGCCCAGCGCCACCAGCTCCCGGATACGTGCCGGGGTGACGCGCTGCCCGCTAATGATCTGCGCAACGTACTGCTTGGAAACGCCCATGCGGGAAGCCAGGTCGGAAAGGGACACGCGATGCTGGACCAGCCAGGCGCGCGCCTGGGATTGACGGCAAGGGGCCGCCACGGTAAGGGGATTTGATGTAACACTATGTAATGACATAGATTTATCACAACCCGGCGTATTTTGATTTTTGCGCCACTATTTGTTGACGATCTAAGCATATTTTTATGCCGGGTCAACAGGAATCTTTGCCATCCATGACAAACTGGCCCCAACAATTTGAATTAATTAAGAAAGTAATTTCGGAATTTCTTGCGCGGGATGGCAAGGTCTGGAGTTACAACAATGCCGGTGACTGGCTGGGGGTCGGCCGTGGCCGCGTCAACGCATGGTCAAACGGGCAGCGCCCGTCATCCGATGACCTGGAGCTTTTGGCGGACAAGCTGGGACTCTCCCCGGCCTGGCTCCTGACCGGCAGGGGAACCCCCCGCGAGGAAGGCACGCGGGAGCCAGGCGGGGCATACGACCACAGCAAGCGGACGGCGGCTATGTTCCTGGAGCCGGGCGGCGGCTCGGTCGAACACCGTTCGGACCGCCCGGTTATGGGCGTGATCCTTTGCCCGGACGCCCACGGCTGGCCAGCCGCGCTTCTCGAATATATATTCGTCCCGGAGCTGTTCCCGGAGCTTTCCGGGAACGTGGTCACGCTGCACCAGGTGCCGGGCCGTGGCTGGCCCCTGCCGCGCGCCTGGTTCAAGAGCCAGCCAGAGGGCGCGCGCTTCGGCGCGGTTTGGGCCGCCATACCCGAGGGCCTGGCCTTCGTCATCGTGCGGCTGGGAGAGCCGGAGCCGGGCAAGGACATGGTGGTTATGAGCCCCGAGGGTCCAGGCATTTGCCCGGCGGAAAGACCTGTCAAGCCAGTCATTGGGACGGTGGTTTGGTCCGGGTTCGAGCGCCCGGCGGGCGGGGTTGACGCGGAAACGCTTGCGTATTTACAGTCTGACCCGAACTCGATTTAGGCAGCGCCATTCATAAATATCTGACGGTTACGCGCTATTTCTGACGCCACCAGGAGGAAACCGCATGGCAAACGTGCTTGCATCGGGATTGAACGGGCAACTAGAGCTTGACGCGGACGCGGTGACGATCCGGCGCAAGGGCATCATGGGCTTCCTGGGGCACGGGTTCAAAGGGGACAAGCGCATCCCCCTTGCCTCGATCACGGCCGTGCAGTTCAAGGAAGCCGGGCTGGCCGTGAACGGATACCTGCAACTCTCCGTGGAAGGGGAGCTGGCCGGAAAGGGCGGGGTCATGCAGGCCACGCGGGATGAAAACACGGTCATGTTTCAGCGCAAGGCGAATGCGGATTTCGATGCCTTCCGCGCGGAGCTGGAGAGCCGCCTTGCCGCCGCCCGCTCCGGGAACGCGGCGGGATCGGCCGGGCAATCCGGCACCGCCGGGGAAATCGAACGCCTTGCCGAGCTGCACGCCAAGGGCCTCTTGACCGCCGAAGAGTTTGCGGCGGCCAAGCGCCAGGCCCTCGGACTGTAGGCAAAGAAAAAGGCCAGGTCCGCGCGGGACCTGGCCGGTGAATCATTCTTGATCTGGCCTAGCCGGGCAGCATGAGCGCGGCCACTTCGTCCGCCGTCAGGAGCCCCTTGCCCTGGAGCACTTCCAGGGAATGCAGCGTGTAAAGCCCTTCGTCGGTGGACGTGTCCACCGAAACCACCTTGACCCGCCGCGAAAGCTCCATGAGGTAAAGCACGTCATCATCCGTGGCTTCGGCGTTGCGCAGCCCCCGGAGCGTGGCCGGGACCACGCGCGCGAACCAGTCCGAGGGGTCCAGGAGGTAGACGGGCTCCGCCACCTGGTCGAACCACTCCGCCACGGGAACGGTGGCAGCAGCCGCGCGGATCGCGTCCGCTTCCGCCGCTTCGCGCGAATCGGAGAAATCCACCACTCCGGCGTCGGAGACGACCAGGCCGGACAACGTAAACCCTGCGGCGATAATCGCCTGATGTACTTTATACATGCCTTTTCCTCCTCTAGCCCATGGTGAAAACCGTCAGGGTAAACCCCTGATAGGTGGCCGCGTTGCTGGCATGGTTGCTCTTGCCGAGCAAGTACACTTTGTGCCGCCCCTCGGTGAACGCAAACACCCTTCCCACAGACAGGGCCAGGGCCTGGGAGGTCTTCGGGTTTGCGGAAACTTCCTTGCCGGAGACGGCAGCGGACGTTTCCCCCAGCGCAAGCCCAACATACCCAAGGTCCGTTGCGTGGATCGCGGCCGAATACCCGGCGGCGACGGCCGGAGAATCAGCCCAGAACAGACGGTCAACCGGCGTTGATGGGGAAATGGCCACGAACCCAACGGACGCGATGGCGAACGAACCCGTCTGCAAATCCTCGAAAGCGCGGAGGCGACGGTTCCAGTAGCTTGCCGCGTCATTGAACACGGGCGTTCCGTCCGTGCTCCACATGCCCACCAGAGTACGCGAGGCATCGCCGGACTTGACGGGTATCCCCATGGTGGAATCAAGGACATATGCCGTCTGGTTGCACTCCAGCGCAATCGCCGCGCCGGTCCAGTAGGCATAGACATAGCCCCAGGTCGAGACGGCCAGACCGCCGGAACCGATAGTCACGCCAGCCTCGGGAATCTCCCGTGCGACTCCATTGATGAACATGGTTCGCCCGCCGGAGCGAGAGAGGCGAAGATTCGCGCCGGACAACGACAAATAGCAGTTGCAGCGGACGGCCGTATCCTCGATCACCGGGACGGCCGCCGCAATGAGCGCCTGGATTGCCTGGTAAAGCTGGGTCAGGTCCTCGGGGTCAAGCTCGATTGCGGCCCCCTCGATGACGGCGGCCAGCTCCTCTTGCACGGCGGTCAGCCAGTAGTCACGTACCCGCGTGGGCGGCACGCCGGTTGCCGGGTTTCCCTCGGTGAACGCCCGGCCAGCGGTGGCGTAATCCTCGGGGTTCAGTCCTATGCGGTCCATGTCATCCTCCGTAGTAGTTGAAATGCACGATGGTATGCGCCGGTTTCAGGCGGTTGACGACGCATTCAAGGCGGGCGTTCGTGGATCGCGTCAGGGGATCGCCAGCCACGGACACCCCGGCGGCGAAGTGGCGCACGGCGTAGGCCGGTGCGCTCACGATCCAGGCGAAGCGCCAGTCTCCAAAGTATAAGCCGTCCCCTGCCGGGGAACCGGCCACGAAGGGGCGCGGCTCGGTGACGGACGCGGCCGGATCGCCGGAGAGCAGGATAACCAGGTCGGTGAAGTACGGGACGGACTGCCCTCCCAGGTCCAGTTCCTTCGCAACCACGGCCTCCCGCCGCTCCTGGATCGTCTCCCCGGCCTGGCTGCACTGGTCTGGCAGTCCCCAGGCGCGTTCATGCTCCTGGATCATGGCAAGGGTGCCGTAGGGGTCCGCCTCCAGGATGAGGAGGTGCGCCTGTCCGTCCACCCTGGCCAGTTCTTCGGCCAGGCCGGAAAGCAACTTGGTCAGGGCGGCGTCGGGCTCCCGCGTCCAGGCCGCGCCCTCGGGCAAGAGGGCCTGGAGCATGGCAAGGTAATCGGCCGCGCTGTATGGCTTCATCGCGCTTACTCCCAGGCGATTGCGCCGAAGGTCAGGATTTCATGCGCGGCGGGCGTGATGTTCGCGGCGGGCGCGGTTATCACGTTGTCCGTTTCCCCGGCCGCGATGGAAACCGCCTCCCGGACATGCGAGAGGAGCAGGGAGCCGCCGGGCTCCATGCGGGACAGGAGGTCTTGCAGCTCCGCTTCCACGGCGGCCCGCACTTCCGGCGTGTCCGGGGTGATGGAGAGGGAGAAGGCCACGGGAACCGGCGTGGGCGCGATGACGTACAGCGTGGCCGTGACCGGCCGCAGCTCTTCAATGTACGCCTGCACTTCGGCCAGCTTCTCCGGCGTGGGCACGATGCCCCCGGCCTGGTCGTCGCAGACCACTATCACCCCCACGGTCCCGAGCCCGAGCCAGAGAGGCTTGCACCACGCGCGCGTGATCCCGGCCACTTCCTTTGCCCAGCGTTCATAGTCCGTGGCGTTGCCGCCCTGCGGCGTCTTGCGCATGCGCTCCAGGACGCGGGCGCGCAAGGCGTCGTCTGATTCCGTGTCGAAGCCGCCCGCGATGCCCTCCGCCTGGATCGTGGCCACGGACTGCACGCCGGGCACCGGGGAAAGCATGGTCAGGGTTTGCCCCGCCTCGGTGTTCCCGTCCGCGCCGGGATCGGCCGCCGTGACCGTGGCCACGGCCTGCCCCCCGGCGATGATGGCGGAGGCGTCCAGGGTGAAAAGCGCGCCGTCCGTGCGGCGCAACTCCGCCCCGGCCAGGATCGCGGCCCCGTCCGTGCCGGTGAAGAGGACCTGGCCCGAGGCGGCCACGGCCGCCTTGCGCGTGATCCCGCGCATGCGCGCCCGCCGCTCCAGGAACTCGGTGTCCGCCGTGTCTTCAAAGGGCTGCTTGGCCATGTACTCCAGGAAGCCATGCAGGGTATGCACGGCTCCGCCCATGACCACGGAAAGGGTGTCGAGCGCGGAACGGCGCGGCGGGGTTCCGCCGTCCGTGAGGAGGCGCGCGGCCACGTCCGCGCGGATGCGGTCAATGATTTCCTGACGGGTCGGACGGGTCCAGGGCATCTAAGCCTCCCGCGTAAGGTCGAAGGTGAAATCATAGGAAAGGTCCGGGTTGCGCACCTGAATGGAGATGGCCAGAACGCCCATGGCCGCCCACGACGTGGCCACGTCAACGGCGCTTGCGTGGCCGTCCTCGACCAGCCAGGCCAGGGCCTCCAGGCAGTAGCCGCGCGCCTTCTCCGCCGTGGCCGGGGTCTTCTTTTCACGCCGGAGCAGCCAGAGTTTTGAGCCGATGCGGTCATTGCCGGGCAAGTGCGCATCGCCCCACCAGCCCTTGCGGCTGTATTCCCCGGCGGGCAGCTCTTCCACTTCGTCCGCGCGGCGGTCGGTGAAGAGCGACACCAGGCAGGCGGTCAGCAAGCCCTCTTCTCCCCGCAGGTCCATGCCGGATAGGTCGAAGTCGCAAAACCATTCCTTGAAGATAAGCCCGAGGTCCCGCATTACATGCCCTCCGTGGGCTGGTCCGTGGGGCCGCCGCCGTCGTTTTCGGGGTGTACGTGATCGTTGTACACGTCGCGCATGGACGCCATGGACCGGCCGCCGTTGTCCAGGCGGTCCGTGATTTCCTGGCCAGCGGTGACGTGATCCGAGGCGGCCACGGTGGGGGTGTTCAGCGCCACGCCGGAGGAGGCGTTGACCTCGAACGTCTGGCAGTTCACGCGGAAGGTCTGCGTCGTGACCTCGATTACCCGGCCGCGCTTGAAATGCACCCGGTCCCCTTCGTCGGTGTAGATGGCCACTTCGCCCGCTTCCAGGGCCGTTACGCGGTAACGGCGGTCCTCGGTGGCCACGATGATTCCGTGATCCCGGCCGCCGCCCACGAAGACCACGGCGCACTCCGCGCCGGGGTGCGGGCGGGAGCTGTAGCCGTACTCCTGGAAACGCTCCACCTTCTCCCGCGCCTCTCCGGCCAGCAGGGAAATTTGCGCCTCCTGGCACTTGGGCGCATCGTTCGTGCCGTGGATGACGCCACGCCCGAAGAGCAGGGCCACGCGCCGCGCCAGCGGGGCCATGAGCCTTTGCGCGTCCCGCAGGTTCATTACCTGCCCTCCAGGACGCCCGCCCACGGGTTCACGTCTCCAGACTTCCCGGCGGGCTTGACCGGCTCCGGCAAATAGGCGTCCGGGCGTTTCAGGGTCAGGCGGGAAATTTGTCCGTCCCGGTCGGAAAGACGGAACTCCAGCGCCCCCAGCACAAGGGTTTCCTCAAGGCGGAGCGTGGGGAGCTTCACGTTGACCAGGTCCCCGCACGTCCAGAGAGGGCCGCCCGGTCCCTGCCTCCAGCCCTGCACCGCGACAGACACGGCGGCGGACTTCCCGGCGCGCACGGCGCATTCCCATTGCGCCCGCTTGGCGGCGCTGCCCGCCGTGGCCTGTTGTTCGGCCACGAGGACCAGGGGACGATGGCGGCGCACGCCGGAATCCTTGGCCACGGCGCGGACGCCGGAGACGGTTTCGCCCCAGCCGTCATTCGAGCCTTGCGCCTGGCCCTTCACCGTGTAGGAGGAAAAGCGGTCCTTGTGGTCCACCGTGACCTCCGCGCCCTTGACGTTCTTCCCTTCCTCCAGGGCCACCACGGCGGAGGTCTGGCCGGGCCGGGCAATGACCAGGCGGCCGGAGCCGTCCGAGGTCAGCACAACGCCGCATTGCCTGGCCGCCCGCTCCATGGCCTCGAAACAGGATTCACCCGTCTGGATTTTCAGGACGCTGAAAGACCCGGCGTTCCCGGCCTGGTCCACCACGTCCAGGCCGTAGGGCTTGGCCATGCGGCGGCAGAACTCGGCCAGGGGGAGCCCGGACCATTCGCCGGGTTCGTCCGGCGCGGCGCAGTCCACCAGGTCCGCCGTGGCGTCCCGGCCGTCCACCGATACGGTATGGCTGGATTCCCCGAAGGCCAGGCGGCCGGAATCCACGAAGCCGGTTATGACCGGCTCCCCGTCGATAAGCACGCGGCAGGATGCGCCGGGCTGGATCGGCCAGGCCATGGCGGCATGGTCCGTGCGCTCGGTGATCTCCAGGGAGTACGCCCCGGCCAGGGCGTCCAGGGCGCGGGATACGCGGATGGTCTTCCACCCCCTGTACTCGGTGCCGTCCACCAGGAGGCCAAGCACGCTAGCCACGGAGCACCGCCAGGGGGCCGCGCGCGAATCCGGGATGCCGGATCGCGTTGCGCGTCTCGATTTCCGCCGCCCTGTCCGCATCGCCGTAGAGCGCATGGGCTATGGCCAGAGTGGGCATGGGCGCGGGCGGGTTGTACTCCACGGATTGCGGCGCGGCGGCGGCCTTCTCCGCCATGTCCCGCACCACGGCGGTGCGCAGATCGGCCAGGGCGAAATGCACCTGGTCATCCTGCGTGGCGTTCAGCTCTTCGTCCATGGCGTCCAGCAGGGTGTCCCGCGTCTCCACCACCTCGGACGCGGTGGCCAGGTCCGCCAGGGAGGCGGAGCGGCAGGCTTCGGCCAGGGAGGATAGCCGCAGGTGAGCGGCCAGGGCTTCGTCATTCGCGGCCGCCTGCGTGGCGGACGGCGTGGCGTAGACGGTGGCGGCCTGCGGGCTCCAGGAGGAACGGAAGGCCAGCATGTCCGAGGCGCGTTGCCGGTGCTGGCGCGTGTCAAAGAAGCCGTAAAGGTCGGTCGCGTCCGCGAAGAGCCCCTGGAGCTGGGAGGCCAGGTTGTACCCCGGCAGGCTGGAGAGGTTGACCCCGGCAAGGCTGGTCAAGGTCGAAGCCAGGGCGGCCGGGTTCGTGCTGGAGTAGGCGAGGCGGGAGGCGGTGGACACCACGGAACGGACCTTGGACACGCCGCGCGCAAGCACGTTCGAGGACTGCCCGGCAATGGTCCAGGCTTTCCCCAGCATGCCTTCCGAGACGGACTTTACCCGGTCCGCCTTGCTGCCCACCTGGTCCCGCGTGCGCGCCACGGCCTGCGGGTTCTCCTCCGCGCCGGACTCGACAAAGGAAATGGAGTAGACCGCCGCCCCCAGCTTGCCCGCATCCTCCTGGACCTTCCAGTCCCCCACGCACACGGACATGGAGCCGCGCCACGGGTGAACCAGGATGCCGGGACCGGAGGCGTCCAGCGCCTTTTCCAGGGCGTCCCGGCGGTCCATGTAGTCCTTGCCCACGACGTGGGCCTGAATCGTGAAGGCGCGGCGCTTGCGGCCCATATCCTCGACAAAGGGCTTGTCCCGCATCGGGTATTCATGGACCACCAGGCGGCGGCCACCCTCCCCGTCCGAGGAGACGACGCCGAAGGGCACGCCCCGGAAGGTGGCCTTCTGGAGACGTTCGGCCCAGCTCACGGCGTCACCATGGCCATGCCCATATCCATGTTGACCTCCGCGTCCCCTTCCTTGACCACGCGGGTGCCCTGCGGAAGGTTTGGCAGCTCAATGCGGATGCGGGATTCCGAGGTGGTGGCGGAGCTGGAATAGTGCTCTTCGCGCACGCGCTGGGATACGGCGGCGGCTCCGGCCGGTGCGCCCATGGCCACGCCTCCGGCAGCGCCACCAAACCACCCGCCGCCGGAAGCCCAGGAGGGGAGCAGCCCGGCAATGCCGGAGAGGGCGGACTTGATGGTATCCAGCGCGGCGGTCAGGCCGTCCGTGATCCCGGACCACAGACCCGTGAAGAAATCGCGGATCGGCTGCCAGTGCGTGATGATGAGCCCGAGCGGGGACCAGGCCAAGACCGCCTTGACGTTCTCCCAGGCGGCGGAGAAGTCCGCCGCGATGAAAGCCCATATCGCCGCGAAATCATTTTTCGTCTGCGTCCAGCCGTCCACCCACGCCGTGCGGATGGATTCCCAATTCCGGTAGACGGCGTATATGGCCCCGCCCACGATGGCCAGACCGCCGATGATCCAGCCTATGGGCGTGGTCAGGATCGCGGCGCCAAGCGCGTACACGGCCGGGATGAGCGTGGCCAGGGCGGAGACGACCGGGCCGCCGATGGTGGCGGCCATGATGAGGAAGACCGTGTTTGCCGGGCCGAAGAACTCCGCGAAGGACAGGAAGGCGGACACCAGGGGCCGGAGCCCGTGGTACAGGTCAACGATTCCCTCTTTCAGGGCCACCAGCTTCTCCGGCAGACCCTTGCCGAACTCCCGCACCGCGTCCCGGAAGTTGCCCATTTCCCCGGCAAGCTCCTCGGTCAGCAGGGCAATGAACTCGGTCACGGCCGGAATGAGCGCCTCCCCCAGGACGTTGCGCAGCCCGACAAGGACGAACTTGAAGCGGTCGAAGGTGTCCGAAAACTCTTCGGACCCGCGCGCCAGGTCCTCGGACATGACGCCACCGAGGCGGCGGGCCTCCTCCCGCATTTTGTCCAGCCCCGCGCCGCCGTCCTTCATCATCTGGACCATTTTGACGCCTTCCTCTCCGAAGAGCTTTGCGGCCATGGCATTCCTGACCATGGGATCGCGCACGCGGGAGAGCTTGTCGGCCGCCTCGGTCAAAAGGTCCTCCATGGGACGGAGCGCGCCGGAGGTGTCTTTCAGCTTGATATGCAGGGCGTCCAGGACCTTTTTACCTTCGCCCATGTTCCGGCTGGCTTCACCGATCCGGTTTCCGAAGCGGAGGAGCGAGGCGTCAAACATGGTCGTTTCGAGGCCGGACAATTTGGCGGCGTAGCGCAGCTCCTGGAAGGCTTCCACCCCCATTCCCAGCCGGTCAGCCGTCTTTGCGACTTCATCGCCGCTCATGGACGTTTGATGCGCGAAGGCGACCAGGCCGCCCACGCCCGCGCTCACTCCGGCGAAGAGCCCGGCCATTCCCACGGCCGCGCCGCCGATGGCCGATCCCAGCCCGGCCACGCCGTCCGCCACGCCGCGCAAGCGGGAGGCCAGGGCGGCAACCCCGGCCTCCTTTCCCACGGCGTTAAGCGCGCCCTTGACCTCACGGAGCGGGGCAAGGGTGCCCCGCATCCGGTCGTTGAAGTCCCGCAGGGGTTGCGTGAAACGGTCCAGGGCCTCCAGTACCAGGCGGAACCGTTTTTCCTTGGCGTTGCTCGGCATCTATTTCCCCACGATGGCCGCCGCGCGGGCGGTCCAGAAGCGCAGTTCTTCCGCGTCCATGGCCCACAGTTCCGAGGGCGGGAAGTGGAACACGGCGGCCAGGGCTCCTAGCGACTCTTGCCAGTCGGCAGGGAAGAAGGAAAAAAATCCTTCACCACGCCGATGCACTCCATGAGGTCTTCCACGTCCAGCTCCTCGATGACGGACGGCGGTTGCCGCGCGGAGTTGGACAGAATGTCCATGAAATCGCCCATGCCGGGATTGTCGAGCGACATGCCCCGCAGGTCCCGCGCTTTCAGCGGGTGCAGAGTCAGGGAGGTGATGGCTTCCGTTCCGTGCTGGATCGGCTCCTTAAGCTGGACGGTCACGGGTTGCTTGCTCATGGCCTAGCCCCTCACTTCGTCCGCGCTCATGCCCTCGAAGCGGAAATCAATCTTCCCCTCCCCGGTGTTGCCCGTGCCCTCTCCGGCGTACCAGGCATTGCGCAGGGTGATGACCTTGCCGTTAGCCAGCTCCAGGGTCACGGTCACGTCGGTCATGTCCTGGAGCGCGGCCAGGTCCAGGGAAGACGAATCGCGGATTTCTCCAGCGACGAAGGGGAGCTGGGGCTTTTCGGCATAGCCATGCACCCCGTCCGAGCCCAGGAGCCCTTCGCGCTTGGGCTTGCCCAGGTTGTAGGTGAAGTCTCCCACGGCCTTTTGCATCTGGCCGTTAACCTTGACATAGGCGATGCCCGCCACGGATTTTTCAGCAGCCATTGCGAATCCTCCTTTAGACGCCGTAAATGGCGTTGATGGCCTGGAGACGGAATTGCATCTTCATCGCCATAACCATGCACTGGTTGATAAGGTCGGGCGGAACCAGGAAGTCCAGGCGGTTCGGGTCCGAGGCGTTGCGTTCCACGATGGCGGCGGCCTTGAAGAACTCCGCGTTCTCGACCAGTCCGGCCAGCTCCCATTCGCGGTAGCGGTTGATAAGCTCCGCCTTGCCGAGCTTGGGCGTCATCACCGCCTGACCGGGGCCGAAGCGGGTGCCGTCGTTGGCCAGCTTGTGGCGGGGATACCTGCGCAGCATGTAGGCGCGCAAATCCCAGCGCAGAAACCCGAGGGTAAGCGGCGTGGTGATGTCCAGATAGGCAATATCCTCCGCACCGGCCGGGGAGAGTTTGTAGGTAGAGATAAGGCGTTGCACGCGGACCACGCCCCCGTCGTCCACCGTGAAGGTGGAAATGCCGTCGAAGAGGAGCAGGTTGTTTTCCTGCGCGGTGAAGCGGTCCGCTTTCTTCGGCGGGGTGATGCCGGTCAGGGGCAAGGTCTGGAAGGGGCGGGCCGGGTCAATGTTCCCGTGGTAGGCGGCCACGGCCGCCACCACGGCGGCCAGCTCCCACGGGGATTCCGGCACGCCGTGGGCGTGCATGATGGAGACGTGCGGGGAGTTGCGCGTATCACCGAGCGCGCCCAGCTCGGCATGCGAACCGCGCGCCGCCGCGAAGGCAACACCCTCGATCTGGCGCATGGGTCCCCAGCGGTCTTTCAGCTCCGCTTCCAGGAGGGTGAGAGACGCGGCGTCCGTGTAGGGCATGGCCAGGACGTGGAACCAGGTGTCCCCCAGGGCGGCGATGAAGTCTTCCAGGTCCGGGTTGCCCGCGCCGCCGGTCATGGCGACGATGGCCACGGCCAGCCCGGCGGGGATCGCGTCTTCCGGCCAGTAGTTCAAGCGAACGTCGATGTCGTTGCCGGACAAGCCCTTGTGCCGGGCCGTGAGCGTGACCACTCCGGCAACGGCGGCGGCCGTGACCGGAAGCGTGGCGTCCGCGGCGATGGCGGCCACGATGGCGGCGGCCACTTCGTCCGCCGTGTCGCCCGAGGAGACGCCCGCGCGCACGCGGCGGCCCGCGACGTAGAGATTGACCAGGCCGGAGGCGGTGGACGTGCCGGTCACGGTCAGGGTGCCGGTGGCGGCGGTTCCGGCGGCCAGGTCATCCAGGGGGCAGGCGTACAGCTCGGTCCAGGGGTTGGCGTCCAGGAACTTCGCGCACATGTGCGCCAGCATGGAGCCGGGGCCGAAGAGTGTTGCGGCCGTGGCCGCGTTCGTCACCCGGACAGGCTCCAGGGCGGTTGCCGTGCCCGCGCTCGTCTTCTGGCCGAAGAGGAGGGCCTTGTACGGCATTTGCGCCAGGCTCTCCATGGCGGCGGAGGCGTCGAACTCGACGGCCACCATGGGGACGCGGATGTTTTTGGGGATCTCGTCAAAGCTGATGGACATGGCCTACCCCTTTTTGCCCGGCGCGGCCGGGGCCTTGGTTTCGGCGTTCGCCTGGTCGGGGACCTCGGAAATGGTCACGTCCCCGGCCTTCTCGCGCCGCAGGTAGTGCGGGTCCACACGGCCGCGCACGGTGATGCCGTCTTCGGGAATCGGCCGCATGGTGCGCGGGTCGAGCACACGAAGGCCGGGACGGGGTTTGATGCACTTGGCCATGGGGCAACCTCCTATTCGGTGGGCAGGGTTACGTTATCAACGGCTGGCTCGGTGTCTTCCGCGCCAGGCTTGGGCGTCCATTCGATATGGGCGGTCTTGAAATCGTCCATTCCCTCGGGATCGGCCACGGGCGCGGCCGTGACGTATTCCACGGTGAAGCGCAGGCGGGCGGCGGCCACCAGGTGTTCCCCCTTGGGTTCAAACACCATGTCCGTGCCCACCAGGCGCACGTCATTGACCAGGCCTCCCAACTCGGGATCGGCCATGACGGCGGCCTCCACCTGTTCGGCCAGGTCATCCATGGCGTCCGCCAAGGCGTCCGCGCTGCCCGGCTTGTGCTCCGGGATGACTTCCACCCCCAACTCCAGCGAGCGCAGATAGGAGCGCGGCGCTTCGTCGTGGATTTGCGACGTTTCGGAGAGGGCGTAGACCGCCACGGCGGGCAATTCGTCCGCGTTCCAGGCACGGAAGCGAGAGCCGTGGGCCTGTACGCCGGAGGCGGCAAGGCGGGTGTTCAGGAGGCCCACCACGGCATTGCGTATGGTCGTGCGCGGATGCATGGCCTACGCCTCCTCCAGATACAGTTCCACTTCCCCGCCCGCGTCCGTGAGGTGCTGCCCGATCCGCCATTCCCGATCCCGCAGGAACAGGCGGTCAGCGGAGCCGGGCAGGCCGGGCAAGTGGTGCAGGGGCAGGCGGGCGCGCGGGTTCTGCGTCAGGATCACGGCGTTTGTCTGCGGGTCCACCGCCTCGGTGTTCTCCGTGACCACCACGCGCACCGGGATTTGCCCGGCGGCGGCGGAGACGTAGACGGCCGGTTCGGTCCATCCGTCGTCAACCGCGTACATGGCGTCCAGGTCCGCGCGGAGCTGGTCATGCAGGCTCATGCGATGCCCGCCTTTTTCAGGAGGTAGTTGCCAGCGCGGGAAATTTCGAGGTCCATGCGCTCTTCCATGTAGTCCGTGAGCGGGTCCCAGTTCTCCATTTTGTCAAAGAACGTCAGGAAGGACGGACCGTACAGCTTGCGGATGGGCAGGCGCGCGGCTCCCTTTTCGCGGGCGAAGAGGACCGGACCGCCGGGCTTGTTGACCACGAACGCGAAGGGCACGGCCTTGCGGCCCGTGGCCTTCGTGACCAGGACGGAGACGCCCCGCTTTGGCTGGGGCGTGAGGCGCGCGGACGGACGCGGCGCGAACCTGGCCAGGGGAAGCGAGGCGTCCCCGCGCATGTTCAGCGCCCCGCCCCACTTGCCCGGAGCGGCCTTGTCTATGGCCATGGTCTGCTTGGCGTCCTTGATCTTTACGGCGTAGACCTCCCGGAGCAGGGCCACGGCACGGACCCTGCCGGATTCCAGGGTCTTGTTGATGCCCATGGACACGGCGCGTTCGAGCCCGTCCTTGACCTGGCCAAGGCGGGAAATGGTGTCGGTCAGCATGTCCGACTGTTCCCGCAGGTCAAAGCCGATGATCCGGGAGGACATGACCTAGCCTTCCTCCGCCTTGGGCGTCAGGTGCGGGGTGTCGCGCATGGCCTGCGTGTCGGCCGCGTACTTGTCCACTTCCTCGACCGTGGGCAGGGCCTGGCCTCCGTGCTCCGCGCACAGGGACTGCACGATTTCCACGGCGGTCATGCCCACCTTCAGGCCGGATTCCACCAGGGCGATGATTGCGGCGGGCGTCATTTGGGCACCTCCAGTCCGAGGTTTGCGACCAGGGCCAGGGCGTCACCCATGGCGGCTTGCGCGGCGGCCAGGATCGCGGACCAGTCGGACGGCTGCACCTTCGTGCGCACCCACGTTTCCGCCGCCTGCCGGACAAGGATTATGGCGTCCTGGGCACGGTCGATGACCGGGGCCACGTTCGCGTTGATCCAGTCCGCGCGCTCGGGCAGGGCGTCCCGCAGGCGGGCGCATTCGTCGTGCGCCGTCTTCCAGGAGAGGCGGAGGTATTCCCCGGCGGCCATGGCATCCCCGGCGGTGAAGGCCGGGGCGGAGGCTCCGGCCTGGCCGCCGGACTTGGCGGCGCATCCCGAGAGCATGACCAGGAGCAGGGCCAGGACCAGGAGAAGGGAAAGCGGTCTGCGGTTGCTCATGGCGTTACCCCGGCTTGTTGTTGGCGTTGCGCGCCTGGCCGAAGTTGGCGGCCAGGAGGTCCAGGACCTTGAAGAGCAGCGCGCCCCGGCCCGAGGCCGGACGCGGCAGCGTGGCGGCCAGCACGGCGGCCCCGCCCACCAGGGACAGGAGGTCTTCCTTGTGCGCCCATATCCAGTTGATAGCCTGGTCCATCTGTCATCCCTCCGGGGTCATGGCGGCCGTGTAGTCCGAGAGGTCACGAACCCGTTTCGACCAGCCGTTGATAAACGTGGGGGCGTCGTCGCTCATGCCGTGATGCAGCTCACGGAAGAACAGCAGCGAGGTAATGTAGAATCCGCGAAGCGTGGGCACGGCCGCTATTTCGGCCACGGCCGCCTTGCTCTTGCGGCCGTAGTCCCCGTCCACCAGAAGATGCGGACGGCCGTAGACGCGATTGACCGCCCGTTGCGCCCACTTGCCACCCGATCCCGGATCGCCTCCGATCACGAAGGAATCAAACAAGGCCACGGCCACGGGGCCGGGCAAGCGGTCAAGGTCATTCGGCGTCCAGAAGGTGCCGTAGTAAAAGACGTTCACCGCCTCGGTCAGGGCGGGATCGGCCGCGATGGCGGCGGCCAGGGCCTTGCCCGTCAGGCCGCGCGCCTTGATGGCATCCACCAGCGGCCAGCCGGACCACTCGGGATGATAGGCGCGGGCGATGCCCCACACGGTTTCCTTCCCCTTGTCCTTGGGATGGTTCGCGTAGGGCTTTTCCTGTTCGAGGGTGAAGGCCAAGGCGGCGGAATAGCTCATTTGCCGGACCTCCCTTTGCGGTTTGTCAGAAGGCGGGCCATAAGGGCCTTGTCCACGTTCGGGGATTGCTCCAGCAGAACGAAGAAAATTTCATTTCCGGCGGCCAGCTCTTGCGCCAGCCGGTCCACCGCCTCGGACATGGCACGGATCATTTCCGCGTCCGTCTTGTGCTTGGCGGCGCACGCCGCATCGTCCAGCCGGTGGCGGTTCGCGCAATCCGCCTTGCGCACGTAGGATTCCTCCATCTCTTTGCGCGCGGAGCGTTGCCCGAAATGCCAGGAGAGGAGAGAGGCCAGCCCCACCAGAAGCGCCGCACAGACGGCCAGGAGCGCAAATGCGTCAGGACTCAAAGGGGCCTCCGGTGCGTTACGTGCTTACGGTGCGCGAAATTCGCCCCCTGTTGCATCCTACCCTTCGCCGTGGGTAACGGGCCGCCCCGGTTGTCCGGCGCGTCCAGGAGGAAGGGGAGCGCGCCGCCCGGACGGACGGGACAGGCGGCGCGCTCCATGGGGCGGGTGACGGACTGGACGGGACAGGATGAGGCGGGGACGGTCTGCCGGACCACCACCCGAGCCCCCAGCATGTCAGCCAGGGGACCGGGGGTGATGCAGCACACGTTGTCAAGCCAGCCGCGCGCGGCGGCGGCTTCCCATATGTCGAGGTAGGGAGCCAGGTCCGGGCGGTCCAGGGTGACGCCCGCAAGGACAACCTGCGAAAAGCCCATGACCACGCCCACCAGGGCGGCGAACATGCCGGACGATCCGAGCGGCGCGGAGATATGCAGGGGGATGTTCACGCCGCAAGCGGGGTGCGGCCCGAAGGCGAAAGGACGGTTGCGCCCGGCGGCCGTGCGCTCCGTGATCCACGGGGCCAGGCGGTCCAGGGAGGTCCTTTCCCGCAGGCATTCCGGGTGCAGCGTGGCCGCGAAGTCAAGCCAGCCCGGCCAGTCCGCGATGGCCGCATTGACGGCCATGGTCCAGGCGGCCGGGTACTCGGACAGGAAGGAAACAGCATCCCGCACGCCTGACGGCGCGCACCCGATGACCACCAGGGTTTCCCCATGGTGGCATCCGGTGGGCAACGCGCCGGGGGCCAGGTCGTGCGGGATGCTGCCGGGGGTCATGGTTCTACGCGCCGCCGTAGACGTTCAGCTTGACTTCGCACACGGTGGCGTCAGCTTCGGCCGGAGCGGCGGCGATGCCCGCATACTTCACGCCGGGCAACACGGTGTCGGTGATCTGGCTGCCGGTCGGGTCGAAGTAGCATTTCTGCCCGATGGCCAGCGGCGCGGCCGTGGCTTTCTTGATCTTCCAGACGTGTTCCGTGGCCACCTGGCCGGAGAAGCCGGGGGGAATATCGCCCTGCGCAACGCCGATGATGCCGCAAAGGACAATCACCGTCCCGCCGGGCACGGTTTCCGCGCCGTTGTTCGTCCAGGGCAGGGACTTGCCGGAGTAAACGTAGTTCTTCGCCATAAGGCGTTACCTCCTCGTTACCCGTCGCCCTACGCGCCGGGGTTCTTGCGCATGCCGCGCCAGCCCATGACGCCCACGCCGAAGATGATCCGGGCGCGGTAGGAGAGGCCGTCCACATTGTTTTCCACGAACTCCACCACGTCCGGTTCCTGCATGCCGTCCAGGAAGCCCACTTCCACGGTGGGTTCGGCATAGGGATCGGTGGCCACGTACCACGCCTTCGAGCCGCCACGGTCCAGGATGGGTTCCACGATGGGCACGAGGGGCTGGCCGGTGTAGGGGTTCATCACCACCTGGCCGTTGCCGTCCTGAATCTGGATCGTAGCCGGGGAGCGCAGGAGCACTTCCAGGGCGTCTTCCTGCCCGGCCGGGACCAGGATGTAACGGGCCTCCAGGTTCATTTCCTGGCCCTTGGGGGTCTTCTGGAGACGGAGCCCGGCGCGGGCGGCGGAAAGGCCGTCGCGGGACACGGGGCCGATGTTCCCGACCACGCCTTCCAGGTTCAGGTGATCCGCGTGGAACATGGCCGTTCCGTCCGCCATGACGGGATTGGCCAGAAGCCGCGCGTACACGTTCTCGTTGATGGAGCGGCGGGACGCCTGGCCGATTTTGAAGAGAATCTGCGAGAAGCCGCGGAGGTCGTCGTTGCGCATCATCTCGTAAGTGAAGCGGAAGACCTTGCCGTACTTGCGCACGACGTAGCTTTCCTTGGCGTCGTCGAAGGTGGCGGCCGTGTACTCCCCGGCCTCGTTGGTCAGCTCCAGCATGTCCGCATCGGACATGCGGATGCCTTCCACGGGCTTGAAGTTGGCCACGTCGCCCGTGGCGCACCACTGTTCCCAGGTGGAACGCTGATTGCCCCAGCCTTCCAGGAGGCGGCGGTTTGCGGAGCCGGACAGGATGTGCGGGAGGTCGGAGGACACCATGCCGAAAGCCCGCGTGGTGCTGGAGCGGATGCCCAGGGCCAGTTCCGCGATTTCGCGGTCATTCAGGGCGTTGACATCCACGCCCGCGCGGGCCAGGGCTTCGGCGGCCAGGCGGAGCAGGCTCCGGCCCTGGAACTCCCGCGCGCCGGGCGCGGGATTCTCGACGCGGCAGCCCATGCGCATGCACAGGCCGTCCGTGGCGGCGCGGGTGAACTTGTCCCGCTCCACTTCGCCCGCCTCGACGCGGACGCCGGAGAGGGGCGGGTTGTCCTGGCGCATGCGCAGCAGGATTTCCGTGCTGGCCTGATCCGGTGTCATGCCGCGCCGGATGAGGTCGGCGGCCATGTCCGGGCAACCGGCGTTCGTGGCGCGGGTGATGATCTCCGCGCAATCATCCGGGGACAGGGCGCGGGCGGCCGGGGCGGGCGGGTCCTGGGGAGCGGCGGCGGCGCGCGTCTCGGGCGCGGCAGGCGGGACGGCCGAAGCGCCTTCGGCCCCTCCGCCCTGGTTAACCTTGGAGTCCTTGGGCATTTCGGTTCCCTCCGGTTTGTGTTTGCGCGCCCGTACCTTGGAAGCCGGATCGGCTCCGATGGGCGCAAGGGAGATTTCCAGGAGCCGCCACGCCGTGACGACGCGAAGCGGCCCCGTGTAGCTCTTGCCTTCAACGGTGGCGGTTTCCCCGTCCTCGATCCAGACGGAGGCCATGACCTCATACCCGGCGGACACGTCGGTAACGTGGCCGTCCTTGACCAGCCCGGCGGCCTCCTGGCCGCGCTCGGTCTGGCCGAAGTAGAGGCCGCCCACCAGGCCGGTTCCGTCCGGGGTGTCCTCGGGCGCGAACTCCCGGCCGGAGCCCAGCACCTTGTCCACGCTGTAGCGGTCGTGGGTGTCCAGCATCGGGACTTGTCCCGACGCCGGGAGCTGGACGCCGGAAATCAGAAGGATTTCATTGATGTATTCATAGCGGTTCCAATCCCACACGCGGGCGGGCAGCTCGGTGGCCACCACCGCCTTGACGGAATTGGTGGCCTGGTCGAAAGTCTGAGCCCCGCGCACCTGTATGGAGCGGGTCGTCATGTGCTCGTTACGCGGCATTGTTCTTGCCCTCCGTTTTCGCGGGGAGGAACCCGGCGGCGGCCATGGCCTCCTCCTCCTGTTTGCGCTCTTCAAGTATGGTGTCGAAATCGACGCCCTTCCGCTCACAGAGACGGCGGCGCGTGGTCAGCATGTTTGCCAGGTCCCTTTCCGCCGCTACCGCGTCTTTCATCGGGTCCACCCATTCCCAGCCGGGGAACTGCCACCGAACGGGAATGCGTGCGGGGAGATTGGCGCGGCGGGCCAGGCCGGAGACGGTGGCGAAGCGCCAGAACTGACGCCAGCACGGCCTGAGGAACGCGCGGGCGAAGATGACCTGGCAAACCTGGTAGTACCGCCGGGACGCGAGTTGCGCGGCGCGGTCCGCGCTGTAGCTGGCGTCCGAGTAGTCTCCGGCGAAAGTGGAATACGGGAGCCCGAGCCCGGCGGCCGTGCCCTTGAGGCTGATTTTCGAGAAGGCTTCATAGTAGGGGCCGGGGTGCGTGTACTGCGATTCCTGAATGGTCATGCCGTTCGGCAGGAAGACCGTTTGCGCGGGCTGGGGGAACTCCGGGAAGTTCGGGCCGAACTTGCGTTCGCCGGACGCGGTGGCACCGCCGCCGATTCCCGCGCCGCCCGTAAGCGTCGGGTCCATGGCCTCGGGTATGTCCGTCTTGATGTAGCGGACGTAAGCGGCCATGAGCTTTGCCGCTATGCGGTGATATGACTGGAATTGCGCATAATCGAAGGCTTCCATGATGATAGGCGAGAGCCAGGAAACGCCGCGCGTCTGCGAAGGACGGAACCGGTTGAAAGCAAGCTCCATGTCCGAGGCGGGCACGCGCACGGTCTCGACCGCCACGGCGGAAATGCCGTCGCCAGGATGCCGCGTCAGGACGTGATAGGCGGCCACTTCCCCGGTGGGGGTGAACTCGACGCCGCGCCGCATCTCGTTTCCGTTCGGCAACCAGCCGTCCGCCTTGTCGTCCAAGTGGTCCGCCTCCAGCAGCTCCAGCCCCAGCGGGACGATGCCCAGCCGGTCAAGGTCGAAGCGGGGCACGGGATGCACCAGGATTTCCCCGTCAATGAACATGCGGCGGAAGGCCAGCGTTTGCAGGTCCGCGAAGTCGGTTTCCTCGGACCAGGCGGAAAAGAGGGCTTCGGCGCGGCGGTTCGCTTCCACGTCCGGCTTGCCTTCAGCATTGCGCAACTGCGCCTGCGGTGGGATTCCGAGGTAAACCACGTTTGACGTGATGGTGTTCACCGCGCCCGCGATATGCGGGGCGTTGCGCTCCAGGTCGCGCGCGCGTTCGCGGATAAGCGCCGCGTCTCTCTTGAGGATTTGATCCGCGCTTTTCTTGGTGGGCCGCCAAGCGCCGTTCGGCCCGGAGGTCTTCGCGGCGGTGTAGTGGCGAAGCATCATGCGCCCGCTTGCCCACTTCATGGCCAGGCCGGGCGCGAAGAGCCCGAGGCCAGCCGCTACGGTGCGGGTCCAGAAGTCCAGCGCGTTGTTGCGCATCACATGGACCCCGGAAAGTACGGCGTGGAGCTGGTCAGGCACCCGTTGTTGCGGGCGACTGACAGGCGGCTTTCAATGCTGAGAATGTCTTTGTTGATGTCACTAAGGGAGGCGCGGGAGAAGTTGCGACCGCCCACGGAATAGGATTGCCCGCCCGTCAGGATGGCGTTTTTCGCCTTTTTCAGTGCGGCCAGCTCGGCTTCCAATTCCGCTATTGTCGCCATGAATGCAGCGCCCTCCGGTTATGCGATTCCTGGCGGGATTTTCGCATAAGCGGAGGGCGTGTAAAGCCGTCTGGTACTATGGCTAGTATTGTACTAATCTAGTCATGCAAGGTCATGCAAGGTCATTGCGCATTGCGTTTGCGCTCCTCCTTCCTGTCCCGCCGCCACTTCCACGGCGGCACGGGCAAGTCACAAGACCACAGACCGGCGCGGGAGGCGCGGGCCTCCAGCTCCAGGCCGCGCATGGCCGGGCACTCCGGGTCCGAGCAATAGCGGACGTAAACCCATGCCCAGCCCTCGGACACCAGGCGCGCGTTGATGGCCGCGCCCATGCCCGGCGCGTGGATCACGGCCACGGTGCGGCCGTAGCGGTCACGCGCGCGCGGGTCAACGTCCACCTGGTCCCCGGCCAGCTCCCGCAGACGGGCGGCGGCCAGGTCCCCGCAGGCTTGCGCCTTCTCCGGCGCGTCTATCCCGTACAGGCGCACGGTCACGCGGTCCGCCTTGTTGGCGCACCCCTCCGGCGTGGCGGCCACGGTCAGGGTGTCCCCGTCCATGACGCGGCAGACGTGGGCGGGCCAGGCAAGGGCAAGGGCCGGGAAGAGGAGCGCGGCGGCCAGGATCACGACGCGGCGCATAATGCCCCCCGTTCCGCCGGGATCGTCCATCCGGGAATGCATTCCGACAAAGGGACGGGGCGTTCCTGCCCGACGACGAAGACCCAGGCGCGGCCGTCATGCCCGAGAAACGGGACCGTGAGCGTGGTTGTCTTGCTGTACATGGGCGCACCCTCCGGCGTGCCGTCGTCATACCGTCTGCCCGTGGGGGCGCGGAGGCGGAACCCGCGCGGGATGCGCGGCGCGTGTCCCTCCGGCCGATCCCGGCGCGGGGCGTCTCCCACCCCCAGCCCGGCGGCCGTCTGCGTGGCCACCCATGACAGGGCGTCTTGCAACGTGTACCACGTCCACTTTCCGCGCTCCATCACCCAGGAGCGGTTCACCCGCAGGCGGAAGAGCCCGGCCGCGTCCGCCGCGCGCGCGAACTGCCCCGGCCAGCACTCCGCCGGGAACAGCTCCACCTTTACGCCGTTTCCGGCGCTGTACTTCACACAAACCGTTGCGGCCTTTTGCGCCGTTTTCGGCGTGCCGCCGTCCCTGTCCTTGTCCGTCTTCGCGTCCACCTGGTCCCCCGTTGCGCGGATCACTCCGCGTCCGTCTCGATACTCTTTACCTGCGTCCCGGCCATGGCCAGCGGGCACGCCGCGTTGCGGCAACGGTGATACCGCACGCGGAAGGCCGCGCCGTCCTCGCCTTCCCACGGCCGCGTTGTCGTCACCTTCATGCGCGCGGTTTGGCAGAAGGGGCAGACGGCCCCCAGCCGGGGGCGGAAGTCCACCCCGGCGCGCGCCTTCTCCATGGCCAGGAGCAACAGTCTTTGCGTGGTCATCGCATCCCCTTAGAAGTAGTTTTCTCCGCCCGTGTAGGGGTTGTCCGCCGGTTTATGGACCTCCGGGACCTGGGGCCGCTCCGACTCCCGAGCCTGGCGCGGCCAGGTGGACACACGGAGGAGGTCAGCCGCAACCAGGTTCAGGGACTCGGTGTCCCATGCGTGGTTCGGCTTGCCCTTGGGGCAGACCCACACGCCGCTTTCGTTGACGTACTCCGCCGTCATCTGCTTTGCGTAGTCCTCGGACGTGGCCGCGTTCAGGTGGAACGCGCCGGGATCGTGCGGGGAAATCTCCAGCTTGGACGCCAAAAGGTTCTTATAGTACGTGGTGTTATGGCGGAGCAGCTTGATACCGCCGGGAATAGGCTTGTTCGTGCCCGGCCAGGTGTCTATGACGCTGAATTTGTGGGGGCGGTCCAGGCGGGCCACGCCCTGGCACGGGAAGATGGCACCGCGCCGCGCGCGGCAGAACTCATAGACCGCCGCCGTGCGGTTGCCCATGGCGTCCATGAGCGCCAGGCGCAAGGGGTAGGGGGTCCCGGCCGCGTCCTGGAAGTGCTGCCCCCAAAGGACTTGCGCCAGGGCCTCGAAGGTATCCACGTAGCCCTCCGCTATCTGCCAACTCTCCAGGGTCAGGCCCCAACCCCAGGCGCGGATGGAGTAGACGAAGCCGTTTCGTTCGTCCTGCGTGTCCACCCCGGCCGTGATGCACGACACTACGCCATTGCCCGGCACCAGGCCGCGCGGGCGGTCATCGCGCAAGGCCAAGATGCGGTCTTCGCTCCGCTCCTCGGTAACGTCGGTCCAGGACTCGGCCGCGTAACCGTTCGTGAAGTCGCGTAGCTTCTCCCGCCACTTCGGGTTTTCCGGGCACTTCTGGCCACGGAGGAAGGCGGCGGCGCACTCGGAGAGGGGCACGCGGGCAGGCCAGGCGGGAAGGTGGATTCCGATGTTACGCGGGCGGTATGTCTCCAGGTAGGTGAACAGCTCCATGCCGGTCTTGCGGTCCCGCCACTCACCATGCCGGGCCGCGCGGTTGCGCTTCATGTCATCCCACACGGAGCCGCAGGCCGGGCAATGGTAGCGGGCCAGGTCCTTGCTTTCCACTTCGTTTGCGTAGAGCACGGGCGGGGTTTTGCCACGGCCTGGCCAGCGAATCGAGGTGAAGTCCATTTCATGGACGTTGCCGCAGTCGGGACAGGCCACGGCATAGCCGAAGACCGCTTGCGCTTCGTTCGTCAGGGCAAGCCATATCCGGCCCTTCTCCGTGGTCGGAGAACTGGCCTTGATGTACTTTAGCCCCGGATCGGTCCGGCCGCGCTTTTCAATGTAGGCGTCAACGTCGCCTTCATCCCCGGCCGTGGCCTCGAACTTGTCCACTTCGTCCGCAAGGATGATGCCGATATACTTGGACGCCGTGCGGGAGGCGGACGTGGCCCACGCGCCGTATATCATCATATGCCGCAGGTTGACGCGGAAGGATGATTCATCGTCGCGGTCCCCGGTCAGGTAGCGGCGGAGGCGCGGCGAATCCCGGAACATGGGCAACACGCGGTCCTTGATATGCTCCCCGGCCTCGCGTTGCGCCGGATAGATGCACATGGCGGGAGCGGGGCGGTAGTCCGCGCGGTATCCTAGATAGTTGTTGATGACCTCGGATTTCCCGGTCTGCGGCGCGGCGCACAGGATCACGCGGCGCACGCTCGGGAAGTCGATTGCGTCCATGATCCCTACCAGGTGCGGGGACAGGTCGTTGCGCCAAGGGCCGGGCGTGGCGGAGGTCTTCGCGGCCACGGTGCGATACTTGGCCGCCCACTCCGAAACGCGCATGGGCTTGCGCCTGCGCAGCACGTCCTTTTCACCCGAGGCGAGACGGACGGGCACGCGGGACACCCCGGCGGCGCGGAGCTGGGCAAGGACCTCGGGAGGCCAGTAGCGGGCAGGCACGCGGAAGGTGCCGCGCTGGGGCTGGTCCATGGGGATTAGGCTAGTCATCGGCCACTTCCACCATGATGTCCACATAGTGCGTCAGGCGGTCCAGCTCCCCGAAGACCAGGTTGCCTATGCGGTCCCGCACGTCCGCCACCTGGTCCGGCGTCCCGCCGCAGTCGTAAACGATGGACTCCGCAAGCGGCGGGATACCTTGGTCTATGCGCATTTTGAAAAGCGCCGCCTTGGCGGCAAGGGTCCTTTCAACCTCTTCCCTTGTGACGTAGAGCCCTTCCCGCTTTGCCAGCTCCAGGGCCTTTAACTTGGCCTCCGTCTCTTCCCGATCCGCCTTCGCCTTCCAGTACCTTTCCGCGTCCTCTATCCGCTTCTCCGCCTTCTGCTTCTCGGCTTCATCTTCGGCCGCGCCGCGCGCCCCCCCCTCCCCCTTAGGGTCAAGAGCGCCGGACGATGGGAGGGGCGGCCAGCCCCGCGCGCGCGCAATAGATTCAATCATATCAACAGTATACAGTGCAGAATCAGGGACGTGGTTAAAGAAGGTGCGGCGGCTGATCCGCCACCGTCCCGAGGCAAGCCCGGTCCATGCGGCGTTCTTCGTCTTGAACGTGGGGGGGGTATCGCCCGCCGTCGAATGGGTCTGCGTCTCGCTCACTTGCACGCCCTAACCGTTCGGGTTCACGGAACTTTCACACGCCGGAGCCGTGGCCGTGTGCAATGTGCAAAGTTTCCCCGGATTCCCCCGTGCAAAAACCTCGCGGCTCGTAGCACCCGCAGGGTCCAGCACGTCAGAAGGACCCGCGCCCACTTCGTCGGCGTCTGGCTCAAGGCTGGTCCAGTGATTGGCGCGAATCTCGCCATAACAGGCGTTGACCAGGGCCAGGATTTCCACCTGATCCTCCGGGCTGACGGCCGCGCGGTCATGGTAGACGAAGACCAGGCCACGGCCACGGCGGCGAAGGCCGATCCGGTTCCGGCGGAGCAGTTCCCCCAGCTCGGCAAGCTCCTCGCTTGGGGCGGGGCGGCTTGGTCCTTCGGCCTCGGGCGGTTGCTCCGCCTTCGCGTACTTCGCGGCGATGATCTCCAGGGGGTTCGTTGTCATGCGGTCCACCCGGTCCAAGCCTGGACCGGGTTCCGGTCCAGGGTCAAAAGCCTTGTGGTTCCTTGATTGGTCCAGGCGGTCCAAGGGTTTTCAAGAAAAAGGCAATCGAAGTGTGCAAGGAAAGATGCACATGCACGTACACGCGCGTGCGCGCACAAGACCTTGCACATTGCCCGGACCGCTTGGACCACACGCCGAAAGTCGTTGCCCTGCCTAGATTTGCCCGGTCCAAGGGGGCCGGACCACCCCGGACCACCCCGGACCGCTAAAACCAGGTCCGCGCGGAGGGCTGGCGCGGTGTTACTCCAGAAGGGGAACGGGGGGCGGATCATGCGAAGAGCCCCTGGCCAATGACCTTGATGCCGGACAACACGCGCACGCGGGTGCCCCCGGATCGCGGCCTTGACTCCGTAAGGTTGTGGACCGCCGAACGTAGCTCAACGAAGAAATTTTCCCTATTGCATGGGTTGTATCCATTCGTCCGGCAGTAGTCCTTGTATTCTGAATATATAGTGCTCTTCTCTACTTCGTTGCTCTCTCCCAACTCGCACTTGTCTTCAACGAAGCAAAGGACAGGGTTGTTAAGCCTCTTATAGTCAAGCAAGAGCCGCCGCGATTCATCGCAGTCGGTGAACCGCTTATTTTGCAACAGACGATGCAGGCCAGCTATTGCCCATTCAAATATACCTGAAAGCTCGGCATAGAGCTTGCTTTCAATGTCAGGGTCATAGTCCTTGTCCGTATCAAAAAATTGCCTCTTGAACGTGATAGGAAGGATGCGACGGAAAAAGCCGTGCGAGTTGTCCAGCACGCGCGGGAGCTTGTTCATAGCGAAGACCATTTTGCAGAACGGCCGGAACTCGAACGAATCCTGGTGCTTGAAAGCCGCGTTGATAGGATCGCCGGTCACGATGGCCTTGAAGTATTCGCTTTCAAGAGCCCGTGACCCTAGCTCCGTGGATATGTTCAACAGCTTGTTATGCAGTGACGCCCTTTGGAATTGATCTTCCAGGGCTTGGAACGGGACGGCGGACGTGTTTTGCGGTCCAACCATCATGCGCAAGACCTTGATAAATACGCTCTTTCCGTCCGATCCGGGGCCATACAACAACAGCGCCTTGCCGAATTGCGTCTTGCGCGTCAGGCAGTACCCGAAGAACTCTTGCGCCTGGGCAATCGCCTTCTCGGTCTGGATCGTCTGCCGCAGGTACGCCAGCCACCGTTCAGGAAGCGGCGTGCGCCCCGGATTCAATTCAACGTTCAGCTCATACGTTGTATAAAAGCCTCTATCGTGCTCCTTCGTCTCTCCAGTGATGATATTGAACATGCAATTTCGCAGACATACCCACTCCTCAAAGTCGTTAAGCTCCCTGCCATGCGGCATGATAGATAGGGTCTTCGCCTGAAAAACCGCGTCATTGACCCGTTGTTGCGTTGCCTCCTCTCCCAGGTAATGCAACGCCTTATTCTTCAAATGGTCGTCAGAGAACTCTTCATAGTGGCGGCCGTTCCATCTGTAGACCGTACCACCAGGGCAAAATAGAATAGGTATGTCCCGGTTAAGTTGTTCAGCGAGGAGGCGCGGCCGGAACGAGGATCGGCCGTTGACGCCCACGGAGAAGAAACGGAACGCCTTGAATTGCTCCTGGAAGGTCACGGCCGCGTCCGCAATGGCCATGAACTCCGCGCGGCTCTTCCCGAGCTTTACGAAAAAGTCCGTCAGGTCTAGGCCGTGGTCATCCGGCCATTCCCCGTCATCCTGCCGCCCCATGTAGTCCGGCCACTGGATCACCCGCACGGAGGCGGCCACGGTGGAAATTTGCGCGGCCGTATAGGTGGCGTACTTGTAGCCCGGCACGTCCGCGTCAGGCACGATTACTACATCACGCCCCCGGAATTGCCCCAGGTGCTCCGCCGACCACTCTTTCGGCTTGCTTGTGTGCGTGATGCAGTTCAGGCCGTGAGACAGGCCGCACAAGGTGTCCGGCTCGCCTTCCACGTAGTAGATAGTCCCGCCGCCGGGTATGGTCGGGAACAGCATGCCGTCCCCGAACCCTTTGGCCCAACTGAATATCTTTGGCGTTTCATCGCCCTTCGGACGGAAGGGCTTATAGAGGCGGATATTGACCAGGTCCCCCGCACCGTTGAAGATGGGGATTCCCAGGCGTTCAGGCTTGCCCCGCAGGGCCTTGACGATTCCGGTCTTTTTCTCCCGGTAGCACGTCTGGAGCCGGAGGCCGTGCTTGTCTATAGCCTCCCGCGTCCAGCCGCGCCCGTCCATGAGGCGGGCGTACCAATCTTCCGTAAGGGGCGCGAAGCGGTCCAGGATCGCCCGGTCAATCGTCTCCGCCGCCCGCTTGGCCTTGGCCTTCGGCGCGGGGCTCTTGTGCGGCGTCTCGCTTGCCCCGGAGCCGTAACGGCTCTTGAACTCCCGGAACCCCTCCCTATCGTCCAGGCCATGGACCAGCGAGAAGAGTTTAACCAGGTCCCCGGAATCGGTGCAGACCGCCAGACACTTGAAGGCGTCGTCTTCGTAGTTGTACCCGAAGGAGGCGTTGCGGTCGTCATGGAAGGGGCAAAGCCCGTTCAGCCACGGGGGCGAATCCTCCGTGACCGTGAACAGCTCTTGCGCGATGCGCCGCCGGTCATCCTCGGAAAGGTGCTTGCCAGCCCACCCCATACTAGCACCCCCTCGCGGGGACAGGATGGGGACAAACTGCGGAGGAGGGAAAAATCAAAGGGCTTACGGCCCTGCTATGCAGTACCGTAAGCCCTTGATTTTCCGTGTGGTGCCGAAGGGGAGACTCGAACTCCCACGGCCTTGCGACCACTAGACCCTGAATATATTTGGGGCAGTTTGACATGGCGTGACCTTTCGTGACGAAGCCTTGCCGGGCTTGACTTTCGCGGTGCATCATGTTTGACCTTGCA